GGAATACCAGGGCAAGCTCTTGGAGGCTCGGCAATCCGACTGGAAGGACGAATTTGTCCTCGTGATTATTTCGGCGCCCATTATTGTTTTAATGTGGGCGGTCATAAGTGACGATCCGCAGGCAATGGATAAGGTAGAACTCTTTTTTGAATATTTTGCTACATTACCGACATGGTTCACTACATTGTGGATACTTGTAGTTGGAAGTATTTTTGGTATAAAGGGAACTCAAATATGGAGGAATGGTGGACCTAAGAAAAAATGAGAACTTTTCTAAAACAACCGTATGTTATTATTAACAAAGTTGAACCTAAATTAGATTTAAAGGACACGAAAAAATATTTAAAAAAGTTAAATAAAAAAAGGAAAGGAGAAAAATATGGCAAGTGAACTATTAAAAGGAAAAGTAAAATGGTTTAATGGAACTAAAGGTTATGGTTTCATTGAAAGAGAAGACAAGGAAAAAGATGTATTCGTTCATTCTTCAGCAGCCCGAGCATCAAGCATAACGCTAAATGAAGGGGATGAATTAACATTTGAAGTTGAAAATGGCGAAAAAGGCCCTTCTGCAATAAATCTACAAAAAACTGAAAGATAAATAATGGCGGATCTAGAAAGCGTAATTTATAAATTACAAAGACATCTTCAAAACAGACTTAATCAGCTTTCTTTGTCTGTTACCACGGGTGGTGTTGACAATATGGAAACGTACAAGTATATAATAGGTCAAATTAATGCGCTGGAATCAGTGAAACAGGAACTCTCTAGCCTGCTTGAAAATAAGGAGCAAAATGAAGGAACAGTTGTCGACATCAGAAAACCCAAAGCTTAAACTAGCTTTAGCGGAAAAATACAAAGAAGAAACAGAAAAGCTCCCGAAACCGACGGGATGGAGACTTTTGGTTTTACCATTCAGAATGGATGAGAAAACTAAAGGGGGACTTTTGCTTGGACAAGATACATTGGATAAGCAACAAGTCGCATCGCAATGCGGAAATGTTCTTGCAATGGGACCACTTTGTTATAAGGATAAGGAGAGATATCCGGATGGTCCGTGGTGCAAGATCGGTGACTGGGTGATCTTTGCGCGTTATGCGGGATCACGCATACAAATTGAAGGTGGGGAAATTCGACTGCTAAACGAAGACGAAATTTTAGCAACTGTCAAGAATCCAGAAGATATCTTGCATAAATTTTAATCATAGGAGGAACTATGCCAGAAGAAAATAAGATAAAGAAAGAAGATCCGAAGGTGGATTTAGATACATCCGGCCCAGAAGTCGATGTAACTTTACCCGAGGAAAAAGTAGAAAAAGAAATAGTCACGGAACAGGAACCAGTAAAAGAGGAAACGGTAAAAGAAGTACCCAAGGAAGAAGTAAAAGAAGAACCAGTAAAAGAAGACGATTCCAAACTTGAGGAATACAGCAAGGGGGTTCAATCACGAATCGCTAAGCTGACACGTAAGATGCGTGAGGCGGAAAGACGAGAAGCCGCTGCAACGGAATACGCTCAGGCTTTGGAATTACAAAGAAACAAAGATCAGTCTACATTTAAGAAAATGGATACTGATTACTGGAATAGATTTGAGAAGAACGTTAAAACTGGAATGGAATCGGCACAAAAAGAACTGGCCGCTGCCATTGAATCAGGGAACGCTGAAGCTCAGGTCGAAGCTAATAAACGGATTGCAACACTTGCATTTGAAAATGCCAAGCTGGAGCAAGCCAAAGAAGGAAGAAAAGAGCAGGAACAACCTGTTCAGCTTTCTGACGGTGGAAAATTACCAAGACAAACGCCACAGGAACTTCCACAACCCGATCCTCAAGCAGAGGCATGGGCGGCTAAAAATGAATGGTTTGGCAAGGATAGAGCTATGACTTTTACTGCTTTTGAACATCATAGAGATCTGGTTGAAAAGGAAGGAATGGATCCTAAGGATCCGACATATTATACGGAAATTGACAAAAGAATAAGAGTTGACTTTCCGCAGAAATTTGTTAAAGGTGGTGATGTAGAGCAGACGTCCAAGACCAATCAGTTGGTCGCTTCCGCTCAAAGAAGCGTAAAACCGGGACGCCAAACTGTGAGACTCACTTCTTCACAGGTAGCAATAGCTAAAAAATTAGGAGTGCCACTCGAAGAATATGCGAAACAATTAAAACTCACGAAGGAGGCAAGCATATGAAAAAAGACGACATAACAACTTCTCGTGCGAGTCAAACACGGTCAAAGACTGAAAGACCAAAAGTGTGGACTCCCCCATCATCTCTAGATGCACCCCCTGCACCTGATGGATTCAGGCACAGATGGATACGGGCAGAGAGTTTAGGGTTTCAAGACTCTAAGAATATCTCTGGAAGATTAAGATCCGGTTATGAGTTAGTGAGAGCTGACGCATATAAGGATGCTGATTATCCCGTGGTCACTGATGGAAAATACAAGGGGATCATTGGAGTTGGAGGCCTATTGCTGGCTAGGATACCTGAAGAGCTCGCGAAGCAAAGAACTGACTATTACGCTGGTTTAGCTAAAGGTCAGGACGAAGCCGTAGAACACGACTTACTTAAGGAACAGCATAAGAGCATGCCTATTAATGTTGATAGGCAGTCTCGTGTAACCTTCGGTGGTACAAAGAAAAGTTAATTTTTTAACTATTCTCGGGTTAATCCCTATCATCGATTTAAATTAACCGTCCACTTCGGTGGACACAAGGAGAAAATACTATGGCTAATAAAAATAGCGCAGGATTTGGTCTTATTCCTTCAAGAGTGCTTGGGCAATCCCCGGCAACTGCAGGATACGGTCAATACTGGATAGATAATGCTGATAGTACCGCAATATATAACGGGGAAGCTGTTTACAGCTTAGTCGGATCTATAACTGGTGCTCAAGGTTCAGCAACAACTGTAACGTTAGGTGTTTTGCAAGGTGTTTTTTATAACGCGGCTACGACAAACAAGCCAACTTGGTCAAACTACTTTGCAGGTAGTATTACTCCGGCTAACAGTGAAGATATCAAAGCGTTCGTTTATGATAATCCTTTCCAAATCTACAGATGTGGAACGGATGATGCAGTAGCATCAACTGTTGTAGCAGCTCACGAAAAAATTTTTGAAACTTTTGGTTTCAATACAACTTCGGGATCGACTGCAACTGGAAAATCAAACGCAACACTAGATATTGGAGCTACAAACGCGACGAATGATACATGGAAGTTTTTGGGTTCTGCTGAAGATCCTGAAAATGATGACTTAACAGCAGCTTACTGCTCAGTTAATGTTATTCAGAACTTAAATGAAATCATTGATAGCGCGTAATAGGAGCAAAAAAACATGGCAATATCAAGAACACAACTAGTTAAAGAACTAGAACCAGGTTTAAATGCACTATTTGGCCTGGAGTACAAAAGGTATGAAAATCAGCACACTGAAATTTATACCACCGAGTCTTCTGACAGAGCTTTCGAAGAGGAAGTTATGTTATCAGGATTCGCTAACGCAGAAGTAAAACCAGAAGGATCTGGCGTATCATTTGATGAAGCGCAAGAAACTTACACAGCTCGTTATACTCATGACACAATTGCTTTGGCATTTGCAATCACAGAAGAAGCTATCGAAGATAATCTCTACGATAGACTAGCTTCCAGATATACAAAAGCTTTAGCACGTTCTATGTCTAATGCGAAACAAGTGAAAGCTGTTTCACCCTTGATTCAAGGTCTTCCGTCTACGGATAACTACGATTCAGGTGACGCGGTTTCTCTGTTCTCTACTAATCACTCAACGGTTAGTGGAACAGCAGTTAAAAACACTTTAACTACGCAAGCAGACTTGAATGAAACTTCATTAGAACAAGCATTGATCGACATTGCTGGAATGACTGATGAACGTGGATTGAGAGTAGCGGCAAAAGCTGTGAAAATGGTAGTTCCTTCGGCAAACCAGTTTGCAGCTGAAAGATTGACAAAATCTCAAGGCAGAACTGGAACAGCAGATAATGATATCAATGCTATCGTGTCTATGGGAATGGTTCCTCAAGGATATAGAGTGAACAATTTCTTAACTGATACTGATAGTTGGTATATTATTACTGATGTGCCTAATGGAATGAAGCTTTTCCAAAGAGCAGCTTTAAAAACTGCGATGGAAGGTGATTTCGATACTGGCAACGTTAGATACAAAGCTAGAGAAAGATACTCGTTTGGAGTATCCGACTATAGAGGTATCTTCGGCGTTGAGGGTGCGTAATAACTAATTAATGAGGCCGCCTTAAAACGGCCTCATTTTAACACTAAGGTGAGATATGAAAGATTTTTTAGTACAGATACGAGCTTATGGATACTACGCTAAATTTAAGGTTTCAGCGGAAGATAGCCCTCAATCCATAGAAAAATCAATCCTTGACAAATTGGGACAAAATACCGTAAACTGGGAGAAAGATGGATTTAGTGATTCATCTAGGAGAAAATGGATAACCTATGAGGAGGTTAACAATGACTCAAGACCTATACACTATGAAAAGGTCCTTGGAACTAGAGTGGCAACAAGAGCACCTGAAGGAGGGTAGATATACTTTAAATATGGGTACTATCGATAAAAAAATTCAGGAAACTATCAAAGACATTATTGCTAAGGAGTTTGAAGAAGATACTCGTCTTTTTAAGCAAAAAGACGCCAAGCCCGAAGTTTCGATAGCCACTTAAGCGCTATCAAAAAATCAATTTTTCACTACAGGATACCTTGCACTCTTTGTTAAAAAGAGTTATAGATTAATCACTATACAATTAATTAGAATACTGACGCGTATAGTCGACGGCCTATAGACAGTATTCGGAAAAATAGGAGGATATAATTATGGCAAATACAACGTTTAGTGGTCCGGTTAGATCCGAAGGTGGTTTTAGTGTAATAAATAAAGCTAGTTCCACTGGAGTGATTACAACCGTATCATCAGTTAATTCAACGGGACAACTATGGTCACTTGGCAGCAGAAAAATTCAAACTTTTGCTGGGACTTTAGCATCAACTGATGCTGCTGATACAGCTTATGGCGATGGTGACGTTCTTGTTGAACTAGGAACTTTGAATACAGATTTACCTGGAAGTTTAGTAACAGGTACTAAATTCTTTATTCATAAAGCATTAATTGGTATTACAACTGCGGCAGGACAAACTCTTGTTGGTGGTTTACAGTTAAGTGCAACTTCAGGAACATCTACTAACTCGGCTGTTTCATCAGGAACAGAAATTGTTGGTGCAGGAGTTACTTCATTCAACGAACAGTTAAGTGCTACACAGTCTATCACTGAAATTGATGTCAATTTCAATAATACTGCTGGCAATTATCATATATTTGTTCCAAATGTAACGGCGGCAATAGCTAGTAAATACTTATATGCACATACTACTACAGCCGTGAATGCTGATATTACTGCTGGTCGATTTACAGTCGAACTAGAGTACTCAGTATATTAATAAACAAACTCGGAGTGGGGTGTAATGACTCCACTCTTGAAAAGGAGGATAAAAAATGGCGGATGCAGTTTCAGCTGTCACACAACTTGACGGCGATAAAAAACTAATAACGACTTACACTAATATTTCAGATAGTACTGGAGATGCTACAAGAACACTTGTAGATGTTTCTGGTCTTAATAAATCACATGGCAACACAGGTAATTCGTGTTCTAGAGTTCGATTAAATAAAGTTTGGTATAATGTTTCAGTGACAGCAAAAGTAGATGCTGTAAGATTGTACTGGAATGCCACTAGTAATGTTGCATTTCTAACATTAGAGGGACGAGGGTTTTTAGACTTTAGTTCTATTGGTGGAATAAAAAATACTGAAGCTTCTGGAGCTGATGGAGATGTTATACTAACTCTTCCCGCAGTTACTTCTGGAGACACAGCCAGTGTACATTGCGAGTGGATTAAAGTTTATAGTTAGGAGGTAGAGCATGGCTAACACTACTTCCGGAACAGTAACGTTCGACAAGACATTTGCTGTTGATGAAATTATAGAAGATGCTTACGAGCGGATTGGTCTACAGTCTGTTTCAGGATATCAATTAAAAACGGCAAGAAGAACCTTAAACATTCTTTTTCAGGAATGGGGCAATAGAGGTCTGC